ATGGCTATTACTGCATCTATTATTGGTTTCTATTTCGGCTCTCGTACATGGGAAAAGAAACGTGAAAGTATCTGATAAACTTATCAAGTTACTACGTCATCACGAAGGTGTTAGAAACAAACCATACCAGTGTCCCGCAAAACTGTGGACAGTGGGAATCGGTCATTTGATAGGTGATGGTAAAACATTACCACCTGAATGGAATAGAACATTTACTAATGAGGAAATAGATGGAATTCTTAAACACGACCTCAATCGTTTCGAGTTGGGAGTACGCAAGATGCTACCTAACGTGCCTCTTCGACAACATGAGTTTGACGCTCTTGTCAGCTTTTGCTTTAATTTGGGTCTTGGATGCTTTCAGCGTTCAACCATCCGTCAAGCGTTGCTTCGTGGCGATAAAGAAGCGGCTATGGAATCGTTAGTTAAATATTGCAAAGCTGGTGGCAAAATATTAAAAGGCTTACAGAACCGTAGATTAGATGAAAGACGACTTTTTCTTGGTGTATAATAAGTAATCTCAATAACAGAGAATACCATGAAAATTTTAATGATTGATATAGAAGTGTCCCCAAATACAGCTCATGTATGGGGTATCTATGACCAGAACATATCTATAAACCAGCTTCTAGAATCATCATATACATTGTGTTATGCAGCTAAATGGTATGGAGAGTCAAAGATCATGTTTGATTCTATACAAAAGTCTGGTAAAAAGAAAATGCTAGAATCTGTGCATAAGCTTTTAGATGAAGCAGATGCTGTGGTTCATTATAATGGCTCTAGGTTTGATATACCAATCTTACAAAAAGAATTTTTATTATCTGGTATGAGTCCTCCAGCACCAGCTAAACAGATAGATTTGTTACAAGTAGCAAGAAGACAGTTTAGATTTGTTTCTAACAAACTAGACTATGTATCACAAGCTTTAGGATTAGGAAGTAAGACAGAACATGAAGGTCATACATTGTGGGTTAAGTGTATGAATAATGATCGTAAGGCTTGGAAGACTATGGAAGAATACAACAAGAATGACGTTGTGCTTCTAGAGAAGGTTTATGATAAGTTTAAAGCATGGATTAAATCACATCCTAATCATAATGCGTATACTGCAAACACTGTATGTCCAAATTGCGGATCACGCAAATTAAATAAACGTGGCACTCAAGTTAGTTTATCTAGAGTTTATCAACGCTTTCAATGTCAAGGATGCGGTTCATGGAGCAGGTCAGTGAAGTCAGAACAAGTCACAAAAGAATCGGTTATCAGCATATAAGGAAAATTATGAATATTCAACAATTATGTGAGCATATGGTTGGAAAACAGATCGTAGAAGCAGAAGCTTACTACGGTGAAGACGTGCTTATTATAATGTTAGATGACGGAAGCCACATCGAAATAAGTGGTGATGGGCTTTCCGTTTATTCAGAAGTACCAGAACTAGACGATTAAAGTCTTACCATAAGAAAATAATATTTCTTTTGGAACTAAAAATGCTTTTTTACTTTTAGTATCTCCATTTCCTATAAACTCTTTATATATTAATTTATTTAAAAAAATACAATTAATTATATCTACAGGCTTTATGGAAACAAATTTATAATCATCATAAAAAACCCAATAATCTGCTTTTGTTGTTATTAATGCAGATGGCTTATCAAACATTTCTATTTCAATAACTATATTACCTGTTTGATTACTCATTGGGTCATATTTTACCTCTATAGATTTATTTGTTTCTGGTATCCATATATCATATCCTTTATATTTATTTATTAAACTTGCTGAAGGATATTTTTTTCTTATTATTTCTAATAATTTGTTTTCAATATTAATGCCACGAGACAAATCTTTTTGAAATGTGTTAATCATCTACCATTTCTAGTCTTTGTAATTGAGCAGTAATTTCTGGAGGATTAATAGCCTCTTCATCACGCATTACATCAATCAATCTGTCTTTGTACCATTCAGATTTCTCTAAATCTTCCTGTGGATTATTCTTGAAAGGATATCTTAAGTCATACTTAAGTTTTGATCCTTTTAGATAACCAATGAACTCTTCTTTAGTCAAACGACTTTGAATGATATCTATTGCTTCTATACCACCTACCAAGTAATGCTTTGGATGATTTACATTATCCATTTTCTTCCCCTTTTAAAATTTACCTCTAATGTACTTTAAGATTCCGTAATTATAACCACGCATTGTGCAATCTATCAAGGTATAGTCATACAATAATTCATCTATACGTCTTCTATTCCAAGCACTATGGAATTCTATAAGAAATACTACTGGTTGTACAGTCAAGTTTTGTAGTATCTCTATCTCTGCACCTTCAGTATCTATTTTCATGATGTCACATTCTGGCAAGTGTTTAGCAGACATGACTTTAACCATTTCACCTTCTTGTCTTTGCTCTTCACCTTGAAACATGCTAGCTTCACCACAGTTATGCAATCCATAATACATCATGCGTTCACCATCTTCTTTTCCTATGGCTATATTTCTAACGGCTATGTCAGTGCCTTCTATATTCTGTCTTAATAGGTTATAGTTAGCTTTTATAGGCTCATAGCAATCAATCTTTGGGTTATCAAAGAACTCATGTGCCCATACTGCAAAACCACCTACATTAGCACCTATATCAATAATATATGGGCTTTTACCCATACCCTCTATAGCATATTCGCCTTGAAATATCTTTCCTACATGACCAATCATGTCATTTGGAATTATCATACTAACCTTCCACTGTACTGATAAGTTCCCGTATGGACTAATTGTGTCCATGCTGCACCATGTACTTTAATCCCATTATCACGAGCAAGCTTACAGAAATGGTAGTCTTCAGATAACGTTTGTCGAAAACTTCACGTTTTATCAACATAAAGCCTGTGCCACCATATTTAATCTCAAATGGTTTATCTGTAGGTACTAATTGCTTTTCCTTTTCCTCTATAGTGCTAACAACATATTCACCAGTAAAATATTTAAGTTGATTCTCTGGCACTTTCTTTTCTATAGCAAAAGCTACGCCATTCCAATTAATTTCTTTTTTAGGATAAAGTCCACAAAGAACATCTACATCAGCATCAAGCATCTTAAAGAAGTGTTCTGGCTCAAAACTAATGTCAGCATCAATAAACATCATATGCGATGCCTCACTTTTTAAGAAGTCATTCACAAGTGTATTACGACCACGAGTAATAAGGCTTTCGTTATAAAGAAAAGAGAAGTATGCGTCTATGTCTTTAGAGATAAGCCATGCTTGTAGTTTAAGCATAGATTCAAAATATGTGCCATAACACAAACCTCCGTACATTGGTGTTGCTATAAATAAACTAGGCTTCATATTTTATCCCGTGTAATTGTTCAATTAATCTTGCAAACTTAAATATCTTATCTAATGTTACTACTTGACTTCCATATCCAAAAGCATCTTTATATGCCTTTATAATTTGTTCTTGTGTAAGTGGGTTATAGTCCATTATTTGCTTCCGTTAATTTTTTACTATCGTATTTTTTAGTATTAGTAACTTTAATAATGTGTTTAGTATCTGCTATAAGTGGCGTAATAGTAACATTGTGCATTTTATATTTTAAGTCTTTATACCAAGACATTTCTTTAGGTTCTGAAGTCATAAGCCCAGACCATACAAGTGTTCCATTTCCATCAAATTCTTCTACTAAATACGCTATTGGTTTAGTCACAGAATACCAACCTTCCTATTTTAATGTTACAGTTTTTCCATCCAGCTGGAGTATCAATGCTATCATCATAGAAGTGTAGTTTGTTTCCTATAGGATTCTTAATCTTATTAAAGTAAACAGCATCTATAGCTGTATATTTAATTTGTAAGTATCTTTTCTGATCTACTTCTTCATGATTAGCATCTGTCACACCTTGAAACTGACCGTTAGCGTATACAACTTCGCATGGGTCATTGCCATAGTTTTTGCTTTTAACACGATTGCGTATTACATTAAACACACCAATAATTTCTTGTTGCGTTCCTGCTTCGTGATATGCGGCATGAGCATAACAACTCATGTATAAGTCTAACGTATTAGCTTCCATCTGGTCTATAGAATCCGTAAACAAGTGGGTAAATAACTTTTGCACCTACTTCATTAATAACAAACTGCCTTACTTTATCTTTATGAGTACCTGCAAGTTCACAGCATAACGCATAAACATCATTGTCGTCAAATAACCATTGTATAGCTTCTACTTTTGTTTTATTAGCTATATTGTTTTTACTTGTTGTGCTTCTACTACTTCCTTCAGTTATGTCTTTTTTGCTTTTTGATGGTACATATACAGCATCTTCTATTGCTTGATTTAGCATAGAAATCAACAACTTACCTTCAGGTGTGAATGCTAATTCGCTAGTATTATCAAAATCTATAATCTCTTCCATAATGTCTCCGTATTTTCATTAGGGTAATATAATTACTTTATGTTTGACTTTACCTGTATAAATCATGTAAATTATATCTACAGGCAAATTGCTTGGATTTAATAAGGACAAACATCATGTGGACAAAACCAGCTGCTACTGAAATGCGTTTCGGCTTTGAAGTTACAATGTATGTAATGAATAAGTAATCCAAGAGAGGGTGTTCCTAAAAAGGAACATCCTCATCTTCTTTAGAAGCAGGCTTAACATCGCCTTCTTTTATTTGTACTGATCCAGAAATAAACTTACCCTTCTGACCTTCTCTAATCCAACCACTAATTCTAAACTCAATACCATCTACATTTAAATTACCTGTGTAGTCTGGGCGTTTTGGATTGTCACCTTTATCGTTTTTAAATAACGAAAATGTATTTGTATTATCATACTGTGCCATGATGTTTTCCTTTTAAATAAATACGTTGAACAACTGACCCTCTAAAGCAATCAGGATTTTCTTTTACTATACTTGTTACTACTTCATCAAGCTTGTGAATATAAACGTTTTGCTGTCTTTCTTTTAACTCTACAAAACGATCAGAACGCATATTACTATAACAAGCTTTAATTCTATCTTTTTGTTCCGTAGTTAAACTCATTTAATCTCCTTCAGTTTATTAATTACATCATCTACTTCACTCAAGAACTGCTTTACTTCTGCTTCTAGCTCTTTTTGATAGTCTTGATCTGCTTCTACACGCTTAACAAATACTTGTAAATGCTCTGGAAACATTGGGTTGTAACTTACAAAGTCACACCATTTGCGACCAGTGCATAACAGCTGAAATTGTATTTGTGGCATATATTTGCTAGGAACATCTTGACTCATTAATGTCTCTGTGTGTGTTGTACCCATAGGACATTTGATCTCAATGATTCCATCTTCGCCTACCATACCATCAGGACTTGCACCAGCTTCCAAAGTAGGGTGCTGAATAAACCCTACTTCTTCCACTTCCCCGAATTGTTGCACATATCTTTCCCTAGCATAGAATTCTCTGTCAATTCCATCTTGCATTGCTTGGTTAATATATGTTTCTTGCTTTTCACCTGTAAGTCTTTCACTTACTAGCTGAATCTTATAGTTACGTCTAGATGCAGACTCACCACTTTTAATCTTTGCTAATATATCAGCTACACGACTGGCTGTTACTTTGCCTAGACGTGCTTTAAACCACTCTTCTGAACGTTGTTCCATTAGATAAAGTCCTCTGATTTAGTATCTTTCATTTTAAATGTTGCAGCACCAGCACTAGCATCTACTGCGTCAGACTCTACAATCTCAAACGCATTAACCCATAGATACCTACGAATGTATGTCAACACTGCTCCCAAATTTTGCACGTCATGGCAACCTTTTAACGCTGCTGTAGACATAGGACATTTAAACTCAATGAATTGTGTAGCATCATCAATGTTAGCAACAGTAAGAATTGCTATGTCTGTATAAAATGTGATATGTCCGCAAATACCTACATCATTACAAATCTTTTGAATTGTAGGTAAGAAATCACCTAGCTCAAAATATTTATAGCCTGCAAATTTATTGTGACCAGATTTAGTTAAATGTGTATCTTGTAGTTTTAATCTAGCTTGCATCAGTTTTTTGTGTATACTCATTACATTCTCCTTTAGATTGGTTTCCATTATTTGTTTTTCCATCATTACTTGATCGTGATACATCTGTTGATCCATATCTTTTCTCCCACTCATCATTTGACTTTTTAAACTCGTCTGTTATTTCTTTTAATATTTCTGATACTCTTCTTAAGTTAGCCATAACAATACTCCATATCCAATTACGAAAAGGCATACTATCACAACAAATACTTTTTGTGTAAACTTTTCTTCTTCGTATGCAAAATCTTTTTTATAGTCAACACCATATCTTTCTTTATAACTTCTAGGAGTTTTAAAATCCCATTGGTTATAGTAAGTATAGTTTTTATCTTTATCCCATCCCCATTTCATAACTCTCTCCTTTGAATGTTTAGCCATTCTACTCTCATTTAAATTATTGTCAAGAATTATTTGAAAATAAATAATTGACAAGTTTTTATTATGGTGATATAGTCGCATCTCATTTCAACAAAGGAGATAGTAATGACATTTACAGAAGCTTTATCACATTTTGGCAACTCTAGACGCAAGATGGCTTATGCGTTAGATATATCTATTCAAGCAGTGCAGATGTGGGCTAAAAATGCAGAGAAACCCATTCCTACTAAACGTGCTGAACAAATACAAGAAATACTTGTAAGACGAAATGCAGCTGTATAGATTTATCGTTCTAGATGAGTTTGGTGAACCTTTAAGACGGTTTGCTACTAGAAGAGAGGCTAAATGGTTTATGGAAAATAGACCAGAATTTAAACTAAATATTATACCACAAAAGAAGGAAGTTGTGGATATGGTAAAACTATACGGGGAGTGTTTATTTTGAGAATTAAAAATTGGGAAAAGTTTCAGCATTATACTCCCATGAATCCAAGATTCCAACAAAAGATGACTTGGTTCAAGGTTTATGGTGATGATTTACTGAATGATCCTGACTTTATGGGTCTTTCAGACGAGTGTCAAGCAATGCTAGCAAAGTGCTGGTGTCTTGCTAGCAGGAAGAATGGCGAACTACCTGACGTAGATGGTATTGCATTTGCTTTAAGAAAGGATAAATCCTTTGTAATCAAGACTTTAGCTAAACTACAGGGGTGGTTAGAGGGTGACTGCTATCACATTGCTAGCATAGAAAAAGAAAAAGAAAAAGAAAAAGAAAAAGAGGTTGTGTTTTTTGATTCATTTTGGAGTTTGTATCCAAAGAAAGTCGCTAGAGAATCTTGTTTGAAAAAATGGAAATCAAAGAATCTTGACAAGTTTGGTGAGAAAATTATCAATCATGTTAAAGCTATGAAAGAAACTAAACAGTGGCAAAAAGAAGATGGTACATTTATTCCTATGCCATTAACTTACATCAACCAAGAAAGATGGGATGTAGAAGTAGAAAAGAAAAAGAGTATATGGGACGGTGCTAAATGAATCTATCAGACGTTATGGAGTCACTGACCGTAGACAAGAAAGTTATTAATGAATATTACGAAAGGGAATATCAACATGCGGAATTTAAAATTAAGAGTACGGATATATTTACTGAAGATGTCATTAAATATTTTAATGATGAAATGCACTCTGGCAAATCTTTGGGTTTCATTAAAACGGAAGAAGACTTTAGGATAAGACCTGCTGAACTAACAGTTCTCACAGGTGTGTCAGGTCATGGTAAATCTATGTGGCTTTCACAAGTCATATTGTCTCTAATGACTCAAGATACTAAATGCTTGATATCATCACTTGAGATGAGACCTGTTCTAACTCTTGCTAGAATGATTCAGCAAACTTTGAAGACTACTGATCCAACAGATGACTTTATCAGAAAGTTTTGTGAACGTGCTAAAGACAAGTTATACATTTACGATCAGACAGGATCTACTACATCACAAGACATGATTGCAACGATTCACTATGGTAAACATGTTTTAGGATGTGAAGTATTTGTTATTGATTCACTCATGAAGATGTCAGATATTTCTGAAGACAATTATGAGAAACAGAAATTGTTTTTAGATACTCTAGCGACAACGACAAGAGATACACAGACACACGTTTTTCTTGTGGCTCACACTCGTAAGATGTCAGACGAAAAAGAAGTTCCTGATGCTACTCATATTTTAGGCTCGAGTCATATTCGCAATTTATGCGATAACATCATTTGTGTGTACAGGAACAGAGAAAAAGAGATAGAAATTGAAAGTGGAAAGATCACAGAGGATGAGGCTAGAAAAAAACCTGATTGTGTTGTATTATTGCAAAAGCAAAGAAACTATCCTGTAGAGGGTAAATGGTATTTTTGGTTTGATAAAAAAGGATTGCGATACAAAGAATCACCATGACGATAAATGACTTTATAAAACAATGCAAAGAATTATTTGGTGATGATATTGTTTATAAAGCCACGTCTAAAGATGGCATTACTTTTAAATCTAAAGGATGGAGTGATAAATATGATTCGATTCGTTTTAACGAAATACAATCTAGAGAATTTCTTGGGAAAGATTAAAGCATTAGATTTATCTAAACGCTGGAGAGTTAATGTGACTGAAGAAAAGGCAGTGAGAAGTTTGGAGCAAAATGAAAGGCTGTGGTCGCTATACGGGTCAATCGCTAATTACATTGGTGAAGATCCTAGCACTGTCCATGAACTACTAGGCTATAAGTTCCTTCGTTATCAAACAGAGATAGCAGGTAATCCTGTAGAGCTTGTGAAGTCTACTACAAAGCTTTCTACAAAAGAGATGACCGAGTATCAAGAAAACTGTGAAAGGTGGGCTTCTAGTCTTGGTTGGAGTTGGGAACTATGAAACAACCAATTATTGATGGCATAGTTATTATTTGCATTCTATGGTTTGTTGGTGGTGTTGCTAAACTTATTCAAAGGCTATATGAACTATCGCAATAAAAAACTATTAGAAGCTGTGAGAGACTTTCCTTGTGCTATGTGTGGAAGAGAAGATGGGACTGTAGTTGCTTCTCATTCTAATCAACAGCGTGATGGCAAAGGCACAGGTATCAAGGCTCATGACTATCGCATCGCTAGTCTTTGCTATAAGTGTCATGATATGATAGACAATCATAAAGACCTAGACAGACATGAACGAATAGAGGCATGGGAACAAGCTCATCGTAAAACTATTGGTTGGTTATTCGAAAAAGAGGTAATAAAATAATGGCATCTACAAACGGAATCACAGGAGATTCTTTAGTTAATAAACCTAACTCCAAAGAATACGAAGAAAACTATGACAAGATATTTGGTAAGAAGAAATCACGCATGGATGTAATTGGTCAAAACGGAAATAGTGGAGATCATTACGAATATGAATTAAACAAGTCCACAGGTGAAGTAGAAAAGCGTTTTAAAGAAGGATTTGAAAAACCTAATGGAGATCAATTTGGCGACTAGTCCAACGCAGTTAAGTCTTAAGAAGTTAAGAGATGAAGGATACCTTGTTGCTATTACAGAGAAATGGAATCACTTTTGTAAGATACGCCAAGACATGTGGGGATTTTGCGATCTACTTGCTATCAGAGAGAATGAAGTATTAGCAGTGCAGACCACATCTGCTAGCAACATGTCAGCAAGGGCAAACAAGATAGCTGATAGTGAGAACGTTGGCATGGTAAGAAAGGCTGGTATCAAAATACATATACACGGATGGATCAAGAATGGCAGAAAATGGGAATGTAAGGTAATGGACGTATCATGAGACCACATCAAAGACAATACGAAGTAGAAGGAAAGTCAGTCGATATAGAAACGTTTAGAAATAGGATCATTAATCTTATAGACGATAACCCTTTAACTATTCCAGAAATTGCGAATCAATTAAAATCAGATACTAGGAAAGTTCAGACTGTAGTTTATAATCTACACTCACAGGGTATCATTAGTGCTGATGAGTCTAATAAGTTTCATTTGTATTGGAAAACTAAAGTTCCAATGTTGCAAGAGATATTTCATCCTATGCCAGACTTTAGCGGCAGGATATTAAGCATTTATCAACATACTGAAGAGGAAGCTAATGCACATAGACAGACTGAAACAGATTTTAGATGATTGGGCTTTATGGATGCACGCACCTAGCACAAGGCTAGGCTATCCAAGCCGATCACTAGGTATGGTGTCAGGCGGTGAGTCTACTTCCGATGCGTTTGAAGACATGGTGTCAGACATGGACATGGGTAATGTCAGGACGATAGATGCGATCATACATAGCTTACCTCAAGATCAGAAGGAAGCTGTCTATGCTAGATACCTAAAGAGCACGAAATACGATGATTATGAGTATCAATTAGGGCTTGCGTTTGATAACATGCTCACTATAGCTTCAAGGCGTATTGTCGCTTGACAGAAGCATATCATTTGGTGTATAATACGACCATTGGATAAAACTCGTCCATACTCTCCGTAAGTCTCCTTCTCCCCTGATCTCACAGGGGATTTTTTTTGAGGTAAATCATGAAGAAACCTACTACCAAAAAAGGTAAATTAGCTAAAGTAGCTAAAGTTATGGGCGAATTTAAAAAAGGTACCTTACATTCAGGCAAGGGCGGCAATATCGTTAAGAATACAAAACAAGGCATCGCAATTGCTTTATCAGAAGCAGGCATGTCAAAACCTAAAAAACGTAAATAATCGTTTCAGGGTAAACTCAATTACTTTAAATAGGATTGTCAATAATCCTAGCAAAACAAACCCTAATAAGAAGTCTATGAGAATCTTTTCTAGATCTCTATCCATTTAAGTTCCTTTTTAATTGGTTTTTAATAAAATTAGTAGCTTCTTTTTTAGTAGACATAAATTGATAGCTTTTAAGGCTTCTATTATACTTTATTAGTTCATTGACCCATAGGGCTAGGTCAGTGTTAGAAAAACGCTTTATGGTGCGTTCCTGTGTGTTTAAGACATACATTTTAGTCCCCTT